ACTTATCCTGTCGAGCCAGTTATTACGGCCACCATGCACGCTGATAATGGCTTGATTGCTTTAATCAATAGCCAAGGTGGTGTTTTACAGTTCGGTAATCCAGAAGAAGCCGATGGCGTTGAGCGAAAACGATCAGAGGTTGCTCGATATGAAGGATTCGATAAAGAGCCAGCTGGTGCGGCTTATAACACTGGACAAACTAACAGCCATTACTACTATATCAAGGCTCAAAAAAATGTCATGGAAGGTTCAGTCAAGTATGCGGATGACGATGGTTCCGCAGTTGAGCCAGTCTTCCTGCCAACCAATTCATACTATTGGGAAGGTCCTTCGGTTCATCTTAAGACAACAAATGCCTCTGACGGTAGCAATACTGGTAGTGTTTTTGCCAAATGGCGCTACAAGTTTAATTCAAGCGTGAGTGCTCTGGGAGCAATTGAAATGACGCTTGATAATGATACGGGTGTGGCCTATCAGGTGATTATCAGATCAAACTATGCCGGCAAAGATGATGTCGATGTTCAAGTGTTTGCGGGATCAACATTAGTTTTCCAGCAGACACTTAACCGCAGTGTTTTCAGCAACGGCCGCTATTATGAGGCCAAGCTGATCAAGCTTGGTAATACGCTCAATCTGCAGCTTGCTGGTATTGTTCAAGGCGGTATCACGCCGTCTCAAATCATTACCAGAAATCCACCGCTGATAATGCCGCCAATCATGTTGACATCAGATGAAGCGTCGCTTCCAGTCACGGGAGCGACGCTTTGGTTTCAGCGATTTGAAAACTATCCATATCCCGATATGGGCGTGTATGACATGGATATTGAATGGCTTAACGTTGATTATTGGACTGATCTTAGTAATCGCTTTAGCGCTGGAGACGTTGCAACGATTGATGTTGCTAACCGTCAAATACTGGTTAATGGTGTGATTAATGCTGATCTTCAACTCATCGATAATGACTGGAAAAAATTCAGGTTACTTCCGGGTGACACTCAAATTTTGACTCAGCATTCTTCTTGGGCACAGCCATACGAGGTAGAAGTAGCATTCAGGGAGGCGTTTTTGTAATGGCTGATTTTTATTTTACCGACAGAAAGTACAATCAGCTTGGCATTGCGTCAACTGATGAGCTTGCGTCTAGTTCGGTGATTGCTATTGATGATATTGGCGGTCAAGAAGGTGATCATCAGTCAGTTGATGGCGGCTACCGCTCCTATAGCGCAACACTGCATTTTTCTCAAGATCAGTCGGCTCAGGTCAAAAAAATGACTAAACCCGGTAACTTCATTCTATACAAGGGCCGTGCTGGTGAATCAGTTTGGACAACGATTTTGAGCCGCGAGCATGATCCACTAGCAGGCACAAATACGTTTGTGGCAGAGGATGCCAGCATTGATTTAATTAATGGAACCGTTGGTGCTTACGCGGCCTCGAGTGCCATGACAATCGCTCAGTATATTGAACTTTTTGCTGGTGATTCAGGATTTGTGATCGGCTACAACGAGATTCCGGATCTAACGCGGACTTTGAAATGGGATTCAGACGATTCATCTATTCTTGCCAGAATTCTGTCAGTTGCCACACAGTTCGGTGTAGAGCTAAGCTTCCGGTTTGCAGTCAGAGGATTGTCCGTCATCGGAAAGTATATTGATATTAGGAAACACATCGGCGGCAACAAGGACATTTATCTGCGTGTAGACACTGATCTTAATAAGATTGTTACGACTAGTGATATTGCTGACTTGTGTACTGCCATTGCTGGTACCGGAGGTACACCAGAGGGTAGCAACGATCCGATTACGCTCAAGGGATATCAATGGACTGATCCTAATGGCCGTTATATATTAGGCAGTGATGGTGTGATGCGTGACCCAGTAGCGCTTAGGACATGGAGTCGCTTGCTGTCAAACAGCAATCCGGACCCAAAAGATGCCCATATAACTCGTAACAAAACTTACGAAGCTACTTCTAAGGCCACACTGGTGCAATCGGTTTTGTCTGATTTGGAGAAATTCAATCATCCAGCAGTCAACTACGAAGTTGACATTGCCAAGCTGCCTGATAATGTCAGAATTGGTGACACTGTTTATCTGGTCGATGAAGATGAGCAGCTTTTTCTTTCTGCAAGAGTCCTAGAGCTTACCTATTCATACTCAAATGAATCAGGGACGGCAACGCTTGGAGATTATTTGATTCAAGCTAGTCAAGTAAGTGCCGAATATCGTGCTCTTGCTGAAACGCTGGCAAAACAGAATAAGGGACAAGATGGGAAAGACGGTATTGGCATACAATCGTCGACTGTGACCTATCAGGCTGGATCGTCTGGGGTGTCTGCCCCAACAGGGGCATGGTCTGATGCCGTACCGAATGTTGCAGCTAATCAATATCTGTGGTCACGAACGATCATCACCATGACTGATGGATCAACCAGTACAACTTACAGCGTTGGCAAAATGGGAGCCAATGGCGCTGATGGCATTGGGATTAAATCATCAGCAGTCACCTACCAGATTGGCACTAACGGTACTACTGCACCATCTGGTACTTGGAGTTCAACCATCCCGCCCGCATCGCAAGGGACCTATTTATGGTCGCGAACAGTATTGCTTTACACAGATGGGAAACAGAACATAGCCTATAGCGTGGCCTATCAAGGCACCAATGGGGCCAAAGGCGATAAGGGTGATCCCGGCAGCCAAAATGTGCCAATGACTTATGTGCAGACGGCAACGCCTACTGGAACAATTGTAACTAATTCGTTGTGGTGGGTTGGTGCCACAATGAGCTCTGTAACTGCTTTAAAACGTTGGAATGGATCTTCATGGATTCCCGAATCAATCGCTCAGGCGGTTCTGAATATCATTGAATTAAATGCCGTGACAATTAATAGTGCGATCATTAATTCTCCTAAGATTAATGTGCCTTTCACTCATGCTCCTATTGAAGGTGGCAACATATTGTCAACTGGCAAGCTGACTCTGAATGGTACTGCATACACCATTGATGGAACCATTGAAGATACTAATGGTAAACCAAATGGTCAAAATTACCATACTGAGTTAAACCCTGATGGCTTACTGTCATATTTAACACAAACTGATGGTACAACGCATATGGATGTTAGCAGAATCTCAATGGGCACTCTTGAGTTGACACACTTAGTTAGTGGACTAGGAACTAATGCAGCCTATATCACTAGCAGCCTTGATGCAAAAAAAATCTATCAGCTGAATAACGTCTCAAACCCTTTGTGGAAAGGGGTTTCGCTTCTTGGCTGGTCTGACGATGCTCAGTCTGTAACCCCTTCAAAGAAGATTACGGATTGTCTGAATGGCTGGAAACTAGTCTGGGGTGCATATTCAAACGGATCATTTACTGGCACGGGTATCAGCGAAAGCGAGATCTCAAAAACTAGTGTGCTTCAATACCCTGGGGCTGGACGAATATTGAGCATCATGAATTATGCCAATGCCAACTGTTCGAAGTACGTTTATGCATTCACCGACCACATTGCTGGTAACACGAAGAATTCGGATGGTGCTGCTGGCCATCTTGTGTTAGTTGGCGTTTATGAATATTAGGAGTGGTAGATATGAAAGTAAGACTCGATACACAAGCAGATGGCTTCATTTATGCATGGGGGACCGACTACACAAGCGATAATGTGGTTGATATAGACGAGAATGAACTCAAAAAGATTGTCGCAGGTGCTTCTAAGCTAGTTGATGACAAAATTGTTGTCGATCAGCAGCGAGTTACTGATCTTTATCCGGCTGATGCAATGCCAACACCGACACCTGAACAGCAGATGATCGCTGCACTGTATGCTCGCGTGACAAAGATTGAGGATGGTGGAAAAAATGAGTGACTTTGAATTTTGCAGTATGCTCCATTCTTGGGGGTGCCCGATAGAACAATACGTAGGCCAGCAAATAACCGAGGATCAATACAAGCAAATTACAGGCAGTGACTATGTCGCCAGCAAAAGCTAGCGGCTATTTTTGTGGAAGGAAGTGATGACAATGTTAAATAAAATTAGAGATCACCCAACGCACACAGCGCTCGCCATTGGCATGGTTGCCATTGGCTTGTTTCTACTCATCAATGACCATTATTTCGTCTGGCCCCCACATTACTCTGAATGGTTAAACGATGACATTGTGGGGTTTTTGTTTGTCATTGATGGAATCGGAATTGGGGGTTGGGTGCTATGGGAAACACAGCCAGCAATAACCAATCGGCTGTTGCTTACGACTACCAGCTTTTTGATGTCGTTCTTGACAATACTGCAATTCCTGACATCAATCTCAACTGGAATCTACTCAAGTTGGATCAGCAATGCAATCATAACAGCCTTCGTGCTGATTCTGGCGCGAAGGAGTGATACAAGAGATGATTGATAAATACCTCATGGCATACGCGCCTTATATCGCAGGTATTCTATCTGCGCTGGTTGCCTATCTAAGTCTTCGAGAGAGTCGACGCAAAACCAAACATGATGAGGCTATGGATTTGCTGGACAGGGTGAATAAAGACAATGATCGATTGAGGCGCGAGAATGAACGTCTCAGAAAGGAAAACCATAATGAATAGCATAAAGAGGGCATTATCCATTATTAGCAGGCGTTTAGCTGAGCGATCTAATAGACGTTTTATGGCCGATAGAAGATGGAAAAACGCTTGGCTGCAAGGATATTATGATGCGCTAAAATTTAACGAACCGCATTTTGATTATCGTTACTATCACAATATTGACGGTAAGTTTGCAAAGAAATCATATATTGACGGATTTGAAGCTGGGTATACTTATAATTCTGAAGAGGATAATAATCATGAATAATTGGACAGACCTTGTAGTGTCACTTGCAGTAGCGGCAGTCCCAATCATTGGAGGAACTAAGACATGCAAAATGAACTAATTCAGGTACTAGCAATTGCGGTTGTCATCGCACCGATCACCACTGGTTTCACCGAAATCTTCAAACGATATACACCTGCAGAGGGCAAACTGCTACCCGTTCTATCAATTGGAACGGGTATTTTACTGGCCTGCGTTTGGGCGATGGCTTTTGGCCATCTTCCCTTAATCGGTGCTTATGCGATGGCAGGACTGCTGTCAGGACTTGCATCCGTTGGCGTTTATCAACTTGCTAAGCCTAACGAGGAGGTAAAATAGTATGAGTTATACCATCAACAAAGAATTTGCTTTGGGTGCAAATGAAGGTTCATCGCAAGTAGCTAATCGACTTTACATCATCCTACATGATGTTGGTGCCGAATCTGGCGCGCGTGCAAATGCCGCTTACTTCAAAAACAACATTGCTGCTGAAGTTGCTTATACGGCATTTGTTGTAGGCGATGGCGGGCAGGTTTATCAAGTTGGTGAACCCGGCTATGTTCAGTGGGGCGCTGGGACAGTGGCAAATGCTAACAGCCCGGTACAAATTGAATTGGGCCACACTAGTGATCCCGAAACTTTCAAGAAGGATTATGCTGTTTATATTGAGCTTGCACGTGATATGGCTGCTCAATATGGCATTCCGACTAGTTTGGATGCTGGCGGTGCTGGAACGCCTGGCATCAAGTCTCATTTGTGGGTAACGCAGCATATTTGGGGTGATCATACTGATCCATATGGGTATCTAGCACGTTGGGGCATTACAAAGGAGAAGCTGGCGGCCGACCTTGCTAATGGGACAACTACCGTAGATGCATCTACGAGCGCACCTGCAGCAAAAAGCGCGCGCCCGCAAGCAACTGTATCTGGTAATGTGAACGTTAGATACGGTTTGCACTTGCTCGGTGGCAGTTGGCTTGATGAGGTGACCAACTTCGGCTCTGGTGACAACGGTTTTGCTGGTATGCCTAATCATCAGCACGATCTGCTGTACATTCGCGTTGATCATGGTAGCGTTAAGTATCGTGTTCACACAGTCAAGAGTGGTTGGCTACCTTGGGTAACCAAAGGTGATCGCAATGATACGGTCAACGGCTGTGCCGGTATTGCTGGTGAAGCGATTGATGGAGTCCAGATCATCTTTCTTACTCCTGCTGGTGAGCCGTACCAGCAGGCGTATTACCGCAGTCAGACGACACAACGGACTGGCTGGCTCGGCGTTGTGTGTGATGATGGCACGAGTTTGCCACAGTACACAGACACATACGCCGGCATGTTTGGAGAACCGCTTGATCGTTTGCAAATCGGTATTAGCTCGATCAGTCCATTTTAA